CTTGAACTCCGTGGCGACGGCATCGACTGCCGCTGCGACCTGCCCAAGACCAACAACGCCAACGATGCGCTGGAGCTGATGAAGCGCGGCGACATCACCGGCATGTCGTTCGCTTTCGAGGACGACTACGAGGACTCGGAGAACGGCGTGAGCTACGAGAAGACCAACGACATCGAGGATGGCAAGGTGGTGTGGCTCCGTCATGTGAAGAAAATCACCGCCCTCTATGACGTGAGCATCGTCACCCACCCAGCCTACGAGCAGACCTCAGTAGCCACCCGCGAGGAGTCTGACCGTATCAACGAGGCCATCGAAGCACAGTTGAAGCGCGAGCAGGGTCAGGAGACCGAGGAAGAGAAACAAGCCCGCGAAAAGGCAGAGCGCGAAGCCGCTGACAAGGCGAAAGCCGAGGAAGAGGCAAAGGCAAAGGAAGAGCAGGAAGCCAAAGAGAAGGCTGAACGCGAAGCACAGGAAAAGAAGGAGCGCGAGGCAGTAGCCGTGATGCGTATGCGTCAGCGTCGCCTGGCACTCCAGCAAGACATAGACAACTCTATTTATTAACCCCTTAAAACGTTTTAAGATCATGACGAAAAAGGAAATCGCTGCAAAAGCAGCACGCAACCGCGAGATTCAGGCTCGCATGTCCGAGATCTATCTGAAGATGGAGAAGGAGAAGCGCGAGGAGTACAACGCCGAGGAGAAGCGCGAGATGGAGGAACTTCAGCACGAGTTGGAGGACAACCGCCGTGAAATCATGCTCTCCAAGGACGAGGCAGCCATTGCCGAACTCCGCGAGAACATCGACCGCAACAAGCAGTACCGCGAGTACTTGCAGGGCGTTCGCCAGAAGCGTGAGGACAACACCGTGACGTTGGCTCCGAAGTCTCCCACCGACGGCACCAGCATCACCGAGTCGGGTGCCATCGTTCTGAACATTCAGGACATCCTCGACACCAAGGAGAACGGTCTGGGCCGTCCATTCGGTCAGTCGTTCATCACCGGCGTAGAGGGCGACGAGCTCTATCCCTACAGCATCAACGACGTTGAGATGGAGGAGGTAGGCGAAATCGAAGCCATCAACGACCAGGCTCTTGAGTTCACCAACATCAAGGTGGTAAGCCGTCGTGTCAGCCTCTCCGTTGCTGTCAGCAACAAGGCCATCGACAACGCAGCCTTCGACCTCGTGGCATTCGTGCTCTACAAGATCGACAAGGCTTGGACCATCTACTTCGCCAAGAAGAACTACAGCCACGCCGACTGGCAGGGCAACAAGGGTGCTTTCTCACTCGTTACCCCTGGCACCATCACCCTCGACAACACCATCGGTGCGCAGATCGACGAGAAGTTTGCCGACTTCGCTGAACTCGGTTTCGACGAGGAAGGTTGCGTAGTCATCAGCCCGAAGACTGAGGCTCGCCTGAAGCACACCTACGAGGGCAACGGTGTGGCTGCTCACCCCATCATCGAGAACGGCCTGCTCGCTGGCCATCCCTACGTATCAACCAAGCACATCAACTACACGTTGGACGGCGAAGGTAAGTACGTGAAGGACACCGACGAGTACATCGGTATCGGTCTCTTCCAGTACCTGCCCATCCAGCAGCACGGACTCGTTCGCCAGACCGTTGACGCGACAAGTGCTCAGGTGGCTAAGCAGAACAAGACCATCATCGTCTTCTCGACTGAGATTTCCATCACGGAGCTCTCTGAACTCGTTAACGGCAACAAGAGCGGCGAGCCCCAGGCCTTCGCCCTGTTCAAGGTCACCGAGCCCGCATCTTCTAACGAGATCGGAGACTAAACACATAACGTCGTTCATAGTTACTCTCTCTCTGTCATAAGTGGTTGGCAGTAGCCGCCGACGGCTCCGATGCACAAGCAAAGGTTGATTCCGTCGGCGGTTTTTCGTTAAGCCATCGGCAGAGTAAACCCGTAACCGCAAAATCACCGCATAGTGTATGAAGGACTTAGACCAGATCATCTATGAGGCACTGACCTCAGACACGGCACTGATGGAGGCCGTCGGCTCCCGCATCGTCTCGACCTGCTTCGAGGTAGGCCCCGACGAGCCGGACAACACCCCGCTGCCCTGCATCATCGTCACCGACGACGGCTGGCAGAACCAGTCGGAGACAAAAGACGAAGAGTGGGAAGCACTGGAAGACCGCGTGACAGCATCAGTCGAAGTGGATGCAGACAGCCCGAAAGAGGTGAAGCGGATCGTGAAGCTGTGCCGCAAGGCCGTAGCCGACCACATCGGACAGATGGCCGACGAGGGCGAGGATATCCCAAGTCTCGAAAGCGTGCAGGCCTCACAACTCGCCTGGGACTGGATGAAGCCCTGTTATCATCGCACACTATCGTATAACTGCATAATCGACATCGACAATGAGTAAGCAAAACGACAACCCGCAGCTGCAACAGCTGATAGCGGACGGGCAGACCGTCATCGAGGGCACAAGCCGCGAAGAGGTCTATCAGAAAGCCGAAGAACTGGTGGCAGCCATCCCTGAAGGCACCAAGTGGACGCGCTCTATCGTGGAGCACAATCAGGGGCATTTCTCACAGACATATTCACTCATTAAATAGTAAAGCGTATGGCACTCACAAAAATCATGGGTCAGAACTTCCGAGCCTTCGTAGGCGGACACGCAGCAGCCAACGCAGTGGTCGAAGAGACCAACTGCGCCGTCCAGATACAAGGCAATATGGAAGACGCATCGACCAAGGACACTGAGAACGTTTGGACTACGGAGGCGATGACCTCGAAGCAGTGGCAGATACAGGTGGACGAACTCAACGCCACCGCTGCCAGACTGAAGGCTATCATCACGCAGTTCAACAGCGACTCGACCGTAAGTGTAGGCTTCGACCAGACGGCGACCACCGCAGGCGGTCAGAACCGCACACCCTCTAACGCGCCGTTCGCCCGCTCAGGGCAGGCTCATCTCACGGATGTCTCAATCTCGGCACCAAACCGGCAGAACATCCAGGTATCACTCACTTATCAGGGAACAGGAGCCCTCAGTTAATCGCGTATGGATAAAGGACAACATCTTCGCCTTCTGATCAAGAACGGACAGACCAAGCAGCCGTTCGCCCTTGCCACAGGGCTGACATTTCATCTGTCGGCTGCTACGGAAGACAGCACGACCAAAGACACGACCGACACGACGGGTATCTGGAACGAATACGAAGTCACCCAGCGGAGCGGCGACATCCAGATCGACGCGCTGGTGGGTGTAGGCTCAGAATCAGCAGCCAAGACCCTGAACGATGTCATCAACGGCATCAACGACGCGACCTTCGACTGGGAACTGGCCATCGTCGGCGGTGCCAACAACCGCGTCGTATCTTCAACTATCGCCACCGGGCAGGGCAAGTTCGTCAGTGTCAACCCGACAGGACAGAACAGGCAGAATGCCAGCTACACGGCATCAATGAATATCTACGGCCCCGTTACAGTAGCGTCTTAACTATGAAGCCGTCCGCCTGTCTCGCTATTCTTTTTTTTCAGCCAGCAGCGCGGGCGGCATATTTGTCAAGTATGTTGCGATACTATCGCAACCTCAATTTCGAACTAAAGGAACTATGAAACAGAAAGAAATCACCATCCAGGGCAAGCAGTACCCCGTCATCTTCACCCTTGCCACCATCGACAACTTTGAGGGAATCACCAATAAGTCATTCTTCGAGGCCAACCTGAACACCGTCAGATGCCGCATCGCCCTAATCATGGCCGCTGTCCTCGCAGCCGACGAGAACACCAAACTCACCGTGGAGGACTTACGCGGTAATGAAGACTTTGAATCCTACAATCAGATTAACGAGGCCTTCATCGTAGTTGGTGAACTTAGCAAAGAGTTCTTCAAAGTGACTGACTCCGACAAGAAATCCGAAGCGGAAGAGCAGGGCGATAATCAGGAAGGAGAACAGGGAAAAAACTGAACACCGTCCACGAGTTGTTCCAACTGCTCGTGGGCGAAATCGGCATCAGCCGCCATGAGTTCTACTACGAACTGCGCTGGTGGGAGGTGAAAGCCATCGTCAGAGGCTACAACCGCCGCTACCGCAACATGTGGAGTGCCACCCGCTGGGAGACATACAACATCATGTCGGCACAGGCAGGCACTGAAGCTCTCAAAAAGGCAGGTGTCTATAAGCCGACAGACCTGATCAAGTTCCCGTGGGAAGCAGACGTTTCACACATCAGCGACGACGACATCGC